CCCACTGAGCAATGGTTTGGTGTGAAACACCAAGCACCTGGCCGATCTACGTTCAGTGCGATCCAGTATGTACGACTCGAACCGCCTTAAGGCGATCCGGCCTGAACAGCCGGATATCGCCTTGCAGCAGGTAGCCAACGAATCGGTCATCCATCAGCATGCAACCTTGTATAAAACCAAGCAGGACGACCAGCGCCCCCCTGGCGAATAAGCTCCCGCTCAACCTTGCCCTCTTCAAGCAGCTTCTTGAGAGCCAGCTTGGTTGTGCTGACACCGACCTCTGCACGTGAAGCAATCTCTTCGACGCGCAGCGCATGGTCAACCATCAGTTCATCGTAAATATCATCTATGGCCCTTGCCATTATTTACCTCCAAGAAACTGCGGCGCGGAAACAACCTTGCCACGCTTATAAGCCTTGACCTCGTTCTTAGGCTCGTAACCATTGCCACCCTTGGACATGCCGACCCTGGCAACGCATTCCGCACCAACCAAATCGCTGGGCTTCTGAGCGCGACCGCCAGTGACTTCGATCAGCGTCTTCAGCTTGCGCAATGCAATCTGTTGGGCCATATCATTGCGATGCACAACCGAAAGCCCGTCATACAGTGTGCGACCACGGAACTCGCCATCGGTGATGCGCACCTTGAAGGACAAGCGCTTGCCGTGGCCATCGGCATGCGGCTTGGCTTCTGCCGACTCGATGACAATGTTGTACTCCCCATCAGGAATGTTGCTGTAATCGTCAAGCGTTACCTCTTCCAATCCCAATGAGGCAAAGTCAAAATCATTTTCATTTTCTTGGAACATGCTCACTCTCCTTTAATTTTGCTGACGATGGCACCAAAGTCAGCGGGTTCGTAATGCTCGAGCATTCCCGAGCGGTCCTTAGCGTCTGAGGTAGGCTCAGGCGCTGTTTGCAACATGCGAATGAGTTCTCCACTGTCACGGTCCTTGCCCACAGCCAGCCGGAAAATCTCATCGAACAAGTATGGAATCTGGTTGGTCAGCTTGGTCCCTGGCATGCTGAGGACTTCCAGCATGCGCCCAGTGACCTTCGTCTTTCACACGCTCTGCCTTAGCACTCATGTACACGTTGATAGGCAGCTCACGGAACGCGCGACACACAGCCATCATCTGGTCCGCCTAGTTGGCCATACGCTTTACGTGGGTCTGGTGTTTTGCTCTTCAAGTCTGCCAGCACCAGTTCGGCAATTTTCACTAAGGGAATCGACAGCCACCCAGTCATACCCATGGCCGCCTTTCTCCAATACCCCATGCACCGCACGCAGGTCATCCACGGTGGCCACCTCTGCCACATCGGCATCGAAGCCACGCAGGGACAACAGACCTGCCTCCGCACTGACAACCAAGACTTTACCTGGCAGTGTTTTTATTAGGCTGGTTTTGCCAGCCCCAGCCTGACCATACACCACGATGTTTAACGTGGCTTCTTGCAGGCGTTCCTGTAAATTGACGATTTTCATCCGTCACCTCCTGCACCTTTATAGGAGGCAACTGCACAAAATGTCAACCGTCTGGTTGCGTTTTTTGTGAGCGTCTTCTATAAATACGTTATGAAACTTAGATGGTACCAAGAAGAGGCGGTTGCCAAAATCAAGGCCTATTGGTCTAACGGTGGCGGCAACCAGTTAATCGAGGCCCCTACTGGGGCTGGAAAATCCGCAATCCTTGGCGCAGTGTGTCAATGGGTGGCCGGTGAGCATAACGGGCAGGTTGCGGTCATTACGCATCGCAAGGAGCTAATCGCCCAAGACGCTGAAGCGATTCGGCGGGTTTGGCCACAGGCCGACGTTGGCATTTTCAGCGCAGGGCTGGGAAAGAAGCAGGTTCGCAAGATCACCGTCGGGGGGGTTCAGAGCCTGTACCGCAAGCCTGCCGTCCTTGGCCACATTGACGTGCTTATCATTGACGAAGCACACCTGGTTTCGCCAAAGAGCAATGGTCAATATGGTAAGCTTATCAGCGCATTAAGGGACAATAATCCGCACATTCGCATCCTGGGTTTGTCCGCCACGCCCTATCGGCTAGGCCAAGGAATGCTGACCCAGGGTAAGGACAGGCTGTTCGACGCAATCACCTACCGCATTGACGTTAAACGCCTGATCAACGAGGGCTTCTTGAGCCCAATGTTCCCAGGCAAGGCAAGCGCAGCCATCGACCTTGCTGGCGTTCGCACCAGCGGCGGCGATTACGTATCGAAAGAGCTTGAGCTTGCAGCAGACGTAGATGCCATCGAGGATGCAGTTATCGCGGACCTCATCGCTAGTAAACGCAAGCACTGTTTGGTGTTCGCTTGTGGCGTCCAACACGCAGCGCATCTACGCAACGCATTGCGCATGAACGGCGCGTCGTGCGAGATGGTTACTGGCGAAACCCCGTCGGGAGAACGCGCAAGGATTCTAAAGGCCTACAAGGATGGGAGTCTGCGGTGCTTGGTCAACTGCGACGTTTTAACCACTGGCTTTGATGCGCCACATACCGATGCGCTTTTTATGGTCCGAGCAACGCAAAGCCCAAGCCTATGGGTGCAAGCCGTGGGTCGGGGCATGCGCATCGCCCCAGGGAAAAAGGACTGCCTTGTTTTCGACTACGGCGGCAACACAGCGCGTCATGGCCCTATCGACGATATCCGCATTAAAACGCCACAACCGAGTAAGGACCGGAATGTGCCGTTAAAGGTGTGCCCTTCATGCTATGCTGAAGTCTTTGTGTCGAAGCGCCTGTGTGAGCATTGCGATCATGAGTTCCCACCACCCAGCACCACCCGCAAAGCCAACGCTCAGGCATCCAGCCTGGACATCATCAGCAAGCAGCCGCAAGTCATTGAAATCGATGAGAGAAAAATCTGCGAATACTTTTCGACACGCACCGAAAAAAAAATGTTGCGTGTTGACTATTTTAACCATAAAAGCATTCAACCAGTTGCAAGCGAGTTTGTTTGCCTGGAACACACCGGTCAAGCGAGGCACATGGCCGAGCGGTGGTGGGAGTTGCACAGTCGGGGCATGGTAACGCCTTTGACCGTAGCGGATGCACTAGACAAGCTTTCGTTCCTACGAGAGCCACGCACGATCCGAGTCAAGCAGGAGGGCAAATACGCCCGAGTGGTTGCTTGGGGATTCGAGAAGGAGGGGATGGCAGATGACGAAGAAGTACCGTTCTGAAACCGAATGGCTAAGGGCCTGTGAGCCGTTGGTGGCCAAACTTGCGAAGAAGTGGGGGCGACATTGGCACGACGAATACGCCCAAGAGTTGCGCTTGCGCATTGTGCAAGCATACCGCAGCTACGACGAGTCCAAGGGTATGTCGCTAAAAAATTGGACATGGCTTTGCTGTAAAGACGGACACATGCAGCAAAAGCATTTGGAGATGTTTTACGCCGTGGGCAAGAGGGCGTCCAGGGAGGCCGTTGAACATGCCGACTTGGATGATGAAGACCAGATCCTACAGCTGGCCGCCGAATCGCCGGACCCAGACCAGAGAGGAATGCTTGACGCTGTGCGTCGAGAGGTAGCCAAGTTGTTGGCCGAGCGCAACACCTCGAAGAGCATCGGTGTCGGTGAAATGCTGGTGAGGCTGGCCGCCAGCGAACATGGCGACCTGAGCGCCGTGGCGAAGTCACAGGGGGTTAGCAAGGAAGCTGTACGAGCAACACGCGCACGCATGCTGGTTGCACTAAAAGAAAGGTTTGAGGTGGAGGCATGAAGCCAGAACTAGGGATCGAGGATAGCGCACTGTTGAAGTGCCTACAAATTGAGATTAGCGAATGGCAGCGGCGTCAGTTTCCTGACGCTACACTGGAGGGGGCAGGCAATCACCTTGTCAAGGAATGCGCAGAGGCCGCCGAAGAGTTAGCTGACGTATTCTTTTTGGCAAGCCAGTGTGAGGCGCTTGGCGGCATGCCGGTTGGTCTGCCAGAGCGATGTTGGCTGGCGATCAAAGACTTGGGCTTGATGCCTGAAAAGGTCATTTACAAGAAGCTGGAAAAGAACCGCGCACGCAAGTGGCCAAGCAAGCCAGCAGAGGATGGGTGTTATCACCACACCGAGGAGGCCGACCATGAAAGCTGAAGTAATCGCAGATTCAATCTGCACCACACGTATCGCAACCCTGGAGCTCACCATGCCCAAGTGGCTGGTGGCCCAGCTGAACACGCACCGTTGTTTTTCACGCAACAGCGCTAGCAGTAGAGCCATCCCGCTGAAGACATTGCGAGCACAAGTGCTGGAGAACCCATATATCCCAACGGAGTGGCCACGCAACCAGAAGGGGATGCAGGGGGGCGAGGCGCTCGACGCCAGCCATGCTGGTGCAAGCGAAAGAGCATGGCGGCAGGCTTTGAGCGATGCATGCAAGCACCACGAGTGGCTGGAGCACCTTGGCGTCCATAAAGAGCTTGCCAACCGGCTTCTGGAGCCTTTTATGTGGACGAAAGTGGTGGTAACGTCAACAGAGTGGGATAACTTCTTTGCGTTGCGTCTCCCAGGGGCTGGGGCGCAGCATGAGATGGGTAAGCTGGCCCTTGCGATGCAGCAGGCCATCTACAGCAGCCAGCCTAAGCCTTGCGACCCAGGCGAGTGGCACCTACCCTATGCGGACGAGGATGCACCGGACCTACGGCGTATCTGCCAGAGCGTGTCGAGGTGTGCAAGAGTGAGCTACCTGAACCACGGTAAGCGTTCATCGTGGACGCAGGATTGGCAGCTGCACAACCGCTTGAAAGATGACGGTCATTGGTCGCCGTTTGAACACCAGGCCAGAGCATTGGACTATGACGTAGCCAACCGGAACTTCTTTGGTTGGCAACAGTACCGCGACCAGATCCAGGAGAACGAAAAGTGAAAGATGAACTACTGGAGGCGGCAAAAGATTTACTGGGGCGGGGCTGGCGTATTTTCCCCGTAGGTGGCGACGACGGCAAGAAGCCATTGGTGCGATGGTTAAGCAGCCACACAGACGACATCAGGCAGGTGGAAGCATGGCTGCGCCTACAAGACCCCACTGGTTGGGGCGTGGTCTGCGGCAAGTTTAGCGGCATTGTCGTT